TTTCAAGTGCTGTAGGCTTGGTGAAATCCCAAGGAAAGCCGTTTTCCATATCGTCTATGTCCGGTGGCAGATTTTCCATCATGCGCTTGTGAATTGTTTCAGCATCCTGGCCATTCAAAAAGCTGGGCGGTACAAACTCTGGTATCGACATTCATTCCACCTCCTTATGTTTGAAAATTCACGCCTATTTTTTGCTCTTCCCACTCCTTGCCCTTTACGATGAACTCGCAATATAGGCTGTCGCTGCTCCATGTGAATTCAAATCCCCGGACGTATTCCGTCCTGGGGTTTACCATGAGCGCCTCTGTGATTGTTCTCTCCAGGGCCGATTCTACCGCCTGCCGGTCGGCCTGTTTTAAGGCGTCCTGCAGCTCGATTCCTATATCGCTGCTGTACGCCAGCCTTTCCATGCGTTCCGTCAGCACGGTTTTAATGCACCACTGCTTGTATGCTTCCTTTCCTTCGGCCACCACCAGCTTATTGGCTCCGTCTCGCCTGAAGTCCCCAAGTTCAAAATCAAAATAAACGCTCGGCTTATATTTCTGCTCCTCCGGAGGAGTTGTTATGTTGATCTCTGGAACGTCAAAGACAGGAAACAGGTTTTTGTCTGCCATATGATCATCCTCCTATCTTTGTTGCCGGTAGCACGATATCAATGACTACGGCGTCGTTTTGTACCCAGGCCACCAGGACCCTGTCTCCCGGCTTCAGCCAGCGCATGCTTTCCGGAACCACTACGTCGTGAACATGAGCTCCCTCTGTGTTGGGGTGGCTGTGAGTTCCGTCTCCCTGGTATTGGTCGTGGCTTCCGCTGGGTCCATGCGGGTGCTGTCCTTGGCCGGTTTTTGTTAGGGTTAATGGTTTGCCTGGATCATGGGTTACATCCCTGCATACCAGGTAATCTGTTTTAGGTATTGGTATCGGGAATGTGTTTGTCAGCAAGCTGTAATCGTCTTGAATTACTCCAAAGTCAAGCAAGAGGGGGGATTTATTCACTTCCTGCATGCGTTGCTGCATTACTCTTGCCAGCTTGTTTATGCCGGGGTTGCCCGATGATGGCTTCATCCTCCCACCTCCTATGCTTTAGTTATTGTATTTGGCTTTACCCAGCCGATGGCGTCCACGTGATACGGGCATGGCCTTGAAGTGTCCACCTTAATGGTGATGGTGCATTTTCGGTTGGTGAAGGTCTTCCCTTTACCGTTTCCGTAGCTGTCGCGGTATACCGGTCCGTTCAGAATTACGGTATCTCCCTTGTTGAACTCTCTGGAGCTTGAGCTTGAAGCTGCAGCTGCAGTTGTTGAGGCCTGGGTGGTAGTAGCTTTGGTTGTTGTATCCTCTTCATCCTCCAGCTCCATGTTCATGGTCCTGCTGCCGGCATCATGCCTTATGGCCTTTATGATGTAGTATCCGTTGAGGGTCCCGGCTTTGACGTGAATTTTGTCTCCCTTCCGGATCATTGGAACGTCCGGAGCTTCAAGAACTATCGTCCTGGCCGGTTTGCCTTGCTCGTCCAGCATTTCTTGGGCTGCTGATTTCGCTGTGGCCAGCGTGTCGTCTTCGGACCTGTTATAGATTCTCTGACGTATGCCGTACTGGGTTTGGCCGTCGAGCACAGCCTCTACCGGTTGTCTTCCTTCGCTGTCTTCCTTGCCTACCACCTTTACCCTTGTGACAAGGTCGGCGGTGCTGATCTTATCCCTGACCAGTGTCGCGTTTGTATCCTCGTCAAAGTGGTATATGGTCTTGTTGCTCCCCTTCGGCAGTACGCTTACCTTGCCCTTTGTGGCCCGGATAATGCATTTTGGAGCGCCTTTCTTCGCTGCATCATCCAGCAGCTGCAGGAGAATGTTGCTCAAATACTCGTTTTTGAAAGGCGTCTTTGCATGCGCTACGTCCGGACCATCGTATTTCTCTACGGGTACTCCCCAGTCGTTGAATATCCCCATGATAGCCGATTTGGTCCCTGTGCCGGCTGCATAATACCGGTTGTCCTGGCTCTGCTGAAGGTTGAAGAGTTCATCATATGCCATAATGTCAAAAATCGTGGCCGTGTTCCCGATTTCTCCTGGTTCCCACTCCACGATTGTTCCTCTGGCGACCTCGTCGCTGCCGGTTCCCCAGTCTGCAATAATGACTACTATGCATCCTGGTTGTGCAATGCTGGAGAGCTTTTTGCCTTCGTATGTGATGTTGTGAAGCGACAAGGCGGTTCTCATGGCCAACTCTGCGTCGCCTTCTTCCCAGCCGATACTCTCGGCGGCCTGGGTGACCTCGATCTGCTTTCCTGCAGATGTGACCAGTATCACCCGGTATTTGATTTTGCTGATATCTATCGTGGCCGCTCACCTCCTAACTCGGCAGCGTTAGGACTTGTCCGGGGTATATGATGTTTGGGTTTTTCAGCTTATCCGTGTTCAGGTTGTATATCTCCATATACCTTCCGCCCTTGCCAAGGGTCGCTTGTGCAATCTTCCAGAGGCTATCTCCACTCTTTACGGTATAAGTCTTGGCCGCTGCTTTCGCTGCCGGTGGCCTGGTTGATGCACTCGTCTTATTGGTCTGTGTTTTCGGCTTGATGTTTAGCTCATTTACCGTGTAAACCTCTATAGGTTTGGCCTCAATGAAGCTGATTGAATACTCGTAGTCACCGTTTCCTCCGGTCGGCTCTGCAGTATAGCTGTCCAGGTATACGTCGTGGTTTATTGTGGTCTCTGTAACCATGAGCCGTATTTTGGTGCCTTCTTTACGCCATCTTTCCCAAGTGTTTACGATCTCCTCTGGGCTTTGCCAGTATTGCGATTTTACATAGCTGGCGTTCCTTCGGCTTTTGCCGGGGAGGGTACCACTCCACGAGAAAGTTAAAAGGTTGGTCCCTCGTGGGATCCTTACCTCCCCGACGTTTATAATGTCATAAACCTGAAATGCGGTATCGCCTTTTTGCTTTGCCTTTTCGGGGAGCATGGAAAGCGCCAGCCTTGCTCCAGTTGCTATTTCAGTGAGGTATATATCCATTACGCTTCAGCTCCTCCTTTCACCGGCATATTTGCGAATATGCGGGCCAGTCTCTCTGCCAGCTCGTCTCCTATGTCGTCGGTCATTTCGCGGATGTAGGCCTTCAGGACAGCCAGCACCTTGTTTTCGTCTGTGGTGTCTCCGGAGCCTTCGATCGTGAATTTAGGCTCTGCCTTGACTTCTACCTTGATGGTGATGTTCTGGCCGGCCTTTCCGGTTGCGGAGGCTACCGGGATTTCGTCCGGTTCCTCTCCTACGATTCCGCCGTCTTCATAGGCCCTTACGCCAAGAAGCTCACCGGTCCGCTGCCATAAATCAAGGCCTCTTTGCCTCTTGCTTGGGCTTAACGGGATAATTCCTTCAGCTCCGTCCTCGGCCACGATGCCCATGTGCGGCTTTGTCATAATGCCGCCGTATGCATGTTCGAGGACGCTGCCTTTGCCCTGGCTGGTCGTCAGGCCGGTTTCTTTCGATCCTTTTTGACCCAGGCCTCCGAGCCAGTCTTTGAAGCTCTGCCACTTGTCGCCGATCCATTCACCGATGCCACCGAGCTTATCACCTACCCATTCCCATGCTTTGGTCGCTCCGTTCTTGATGGGCTCCCATACGTTATTCGAGAACCAGTCGGATACTCCATACCAGGCTTCGCTTATGGCGTTCTTTGCTGCTGTAAACTGATCTCCCAGCCATGCTCCTGCTGTCTGTGCTGCGCTTTTCACCGGCTGCCATACCGTTTCATCAAACCAGGTGCTTACGGTTCCCCATGTCTCGCTTACCCAGTTCTTGGCCTCGCTCCATCTTTCGCTTATCCACTGGCCTGCTGCCTGGGCTCCTGTTTTGACCGGGGTCCATATGCTCTCTTCAAACCATGTTGAAAAGTCGGACCAGCGTTCGCCTATCCATGTCCTTGCCTCGTTCCAGCGGTCACTTACCCATTGGCCGGCTGCCTGCGCTGCATTGCTTACTGGGGTCCATATGGATTCGTCAAACCAGGAAGAAAAATCAGACCATCTGTCTCCGATCCAATCTCTTGCCTCGCTCCATGCTCCTGCTGCGATGTTAATTGCTGAAATACCAACGTCCTTTGTCGGGGTCCATATCGAAGTTTCGAACCATTCACTGAACCCGCTCCACTTGTGACTGATCCAGGATACGGCGTTTGAAGCTCCGGTCTTGATGGAGTCCCATGTGTTACTTGCCCATGTCTTGGTATTTTCCCAGAACTTTGATAAAGCTCCGTCTTTGTCTGTTGCGTCTGATAGGGCTTTGCCGGCTTTATCTCCGGTTAAAAGCGCCGCTGCGCCGCCTATTCCTGCACCGATTAAAGTTCCAAGTCCAGGCATGATTGCAGTACCTATTAAAGCGCCTGTTCCGACCATACCTGCTTTGGTTCCTGCGGTTACATACTCATCTTTAGCAACTTTGTTATTGCCTGCTTTGCTTGCTTTTATTCCCTGATAAACATCAATGCCTGCGCTACCAAGTCCGAGGATCCCGCCTATAATTCCGGCTATCCCTGCGGCGCCTGCAGCTGCAGCTCCACCGGCAGTTGTTGCTCCGCTTCCGAGTGCTACTCCTAACTTGGCCAGGCCTGTTGTTAATGCGCCTCCGGACGCTACGTATGTGCCATTAGCAAGCTTCACAGTATTTATAGCATTTCCTGCCGCTCCCGCGGCGCCCGGTAAAGCAAGAGGCATTCCTCCTCCAGGAAGCTTCGGTATTGTCGCGGGTCCTCCTCCAGGTAAGCTTGGAATGTTGTTTATGATTTTGCCCCCGCTTCCGCCTCCTCCAATCGTTGGGCCATTGATGTAAACTACGGAGGCCGTGACGGCCATAGTGGAAGTTATGAAGCTGTCAGGGACAAGAGGTCCTGTTGCTGCAGGTACTCCATCTTTGCTCCCTTTTCCGAGGAGATTAATTAAACCCTTACCGCCTTTTCCTATCAGCTTGAAAATTCCGAGCTTTTGAAGGGCCAATGCTATTGCTCCGGCCGACAGCCAGGATGTTGAGCTTGCTTCCTCTCCTCCTGGGAGCAGCGTTGCTGCGTCCTTGAATACTCCCTTTATGGCATTTAGGAGTGCCTCACCTACCTTCTTGCCGTCAAATCCTCGCGTGAAGCCTTCAGCGAATGAAGCTCCTATGCTGGTTCCGTCCTCTATGGCGCCTTTTGCGTCTATTCCGAGTATGGCCAGCAATCCTGCAGAGAGTGCAGTTCCTATTCCTTCACCGATTTTCTTGGCTTTGTCTGCAAGCCAGGCCTTACCGGTTGAATTCCACCATTCGTTGAATGGCTGCGCTATGATCTTGTCCCAGGCTATTTTCAGCTTTTCTCCGAAGGTTTTCGCGTCTTTCCATTCCTGGGAGTTAACCATGCGCTGTATGCTGTTTCTTAAGTCGTCCACTCTGGCCATTACCCACTTGGATATATTTGCTCCGGCTTTCTTCCAGGCTTCTCCCCACTGTGCGATGATGTCCTGGTTCTCGTCTATCCAATTGGTGAGCTTTTCAAGTCCTGGCTTGATGCCTTCCCACAAGCCTTGTCCCCATGGCCTCAAAAGTGAGTTTTGGAGAGTGTCTTTAAGGGTTGATAACATGCCCTTGGCGGTCCTGGATTGGTTGGCCATCATTCCACCGAAGCGCTTTTCCATGCCTCGCAGCAATGCATCTATAACCTTCGACGCTTCTATGCTCTCTTTACCGATGTTTGCGATCTGTTCTCCGGTTAGGCTGAGCTCTTCCTGCAGTATTTGGTTGACTGGTACGCCAAGCTCCTGAAGCTGCAGGAGTTCCTCTGCCTGTGCTCGTCCTTTCGCTTTCATCTGGCCGAGGGCCCTGGTGATTCTATCTATTCCTTCAGAACCGGCTCCCAGGCCACTGGCCGTGTCGCCTATGGTCTTCAGCATATCAAGAACCTTGTCTGCCTCAAATCCGAAGGCCATTAGCAGTTTACTGCTGTTTATGAGCTCCGGAAATTCGAACGGTGTTTTATTCGCAAATTCTGACGCTTCCTTCAGGAACTGCTGGGCCTTCTCGGCGCTCTTTAGCATGGTTTCAAATGCGATCTGCGTCTGCTCGAAGTCGGCAGCGATTTCCATCGGTTTATAAATGCCGGCAAATGCACCGGTTGCACCGAGTATGGCTCCCTGTATGGATGTGGCGAAGTTCCATAGGGCTCTTAATGGTGCTGTGGCCAGGTCGATTACTTTCATCGTAAAGCTGAACGTCTTACCTGCTATGCTGCGTGCTTTTGATGAAACTTTACCGACAATGCTTGACGCCCTATCCAGTGCGTCAAGGACGACCTGGTATTTAGTTCTGTTCATCTGATTGAGCCGCTCTTGCGTTTTTTGGTTGGCCTTATCAAATCCATTTATTTTCCGCGTTGCCTGGGAAACGCCAGGATCCGTCTTATCCTCGACACTAATTGGGATCTCGATCCTGAAAACCTCTGCAGCCATATTGCACCTCCTTTCTTTATTTTCCATAACAAAAACACTGGGTTTTCCCAGTGTTTATTGTTAGCGCCATTGCTATTATTGTTCTTTTCTCATTTTACTTACATTTTCTTGCAAAGTAATCCATCTACAGTTGTTCGGTTCATAATCTCCGTCATTATCAATCCTATCTATTGTAAGTCCTTCCTCATAGCCATTGGCTATAGCCCAATCATGGAATGCCATAAAATTATCACGCCACTCGTCGCAGACTTTGATGCCCCTGCCTCCATAGGTTTTATAACTTCTGTTGTTGGGGTTATAACATCTTTGCTTCATGCCATTCCAAACGTGAAATAATTTTGTGTTTGACTTCCCATGTGTTAGTTTGTTAGGTCGCTCTCGTTCAATGCATCCACAGCTTCTGCAGGTTCCGTTTCGCAGTGTTTTGGTACTTGGAGTGGACGTATAATTTCCGCAATCACATTTGCATAGCCACCTCACGCGCCCATCGGATGAGCGCCCTGCTTCTTTAATTACTACCAGCCTTCCGAAGCGTTGCCCTGTAAGATCAAGTTTTCTCATTTCATTGCCTCTGCCCATAATCTCATTGCTGCACGAAATCCAGCAAAAAAGTACTCTTTATCGCGCTTATTATGGCTGGCTGAAATAAGTTCCTCTACTTCCAGGTATTCTTTATGAGGAAGCATACTTGATAGGACTTCATGTAAACGAATAGTTTCTTGTGGCATCGGTGCGCGGCTTTGCTCTGCGCAGTAAGCCTCATATAACTTTTCAATTTGAGACATTCTATCATCCTCCTTGTTTTTCAGCCAGAAGTCTGATAGAATATATTTATCAGCTTCGGCTGGTGGGTGGCACTCGCTTTGTTCTTGACAGGACGGCGGGTGCCATTTTTTATTCTTTTTCTTCTCTTAATACCATTTCCAAGCCTTTTCTTACCACTTCGGTTCTTGTCATATTGTGCTTTCTGCA